TCTACTATACCTAAAAAAGCTAAGGATAAAAAATGAAACGAGATTGGGAGCTTATCCGTAAAATTTTGTTAAAGCTTGAACAAAAGGTTGATAATACACCATTAGACAGTGAAAGTATTAAAGGCTTTCCACCTGATGTAGTGGGGTATCATTATCAGCTATTATCTCAAGCCGAATTGATTTGTATAGAAGATAATTCCACAATGGGCGATGCGGATTTTGTTGCTATTAATTTGACGTGGCAAGGACACGAATTTCTTGACAAAATCCGTAGCGACACAGCGTGGAATAAAATTAAACAAATCATTAAAACCAAAGGGATTGATTTATCGTTTGATGCGATCAAGTTAGCGGGGAAAAGTTTATTGATTTCTTTGCTGAAATAGCTTGACTGCCCGTAGGGATTTGGTAGATTGAACTTATGAATAGGAGGTGGGCGATGAATGAATTTAGTACCTTTTTTGTTTTAGCAATGATAGGTTTTAAGAGAATATTTGCATTTATCTTGCTTCTTCTTGTCGGTATGACTTATTGGTATTTTGGTTCAGCATTGATTGATCTTATTCCGCTAAGTAATGAACATTATCGAGGGTTTATTATATGCGCTAATTTTACCGGGTATTCCTCTAATATTATGTGTTATTTGGATTATTAAAATTTTACGTGATCCAACGCCAACTAAAGAAGAAAAAATAAATCGATTATTTGGTCGATATTGAGTAATCAGTTAATAGACATAAGCTCGCTATTTAGCGGGCTTTTTTTATGGAGGCAAGAATGTCAACATTAGGTGAATTGGCGATTAAGCTAGGGTTGGATACTGTCCAATTTCAGAATGGTCTAAAAAAAGCAGAGTATGCTGCACGACAAACTTCAGAAAGAACCCAAACCTATCTCAAGAATATTGAAAAAGCGGCAAATTCATTAAATGATACTAATAAATGGGCGAGGTTGGGGTTTCTCGGGGGACAAGGGCTGAGTGGTGCGAAATCATTCTTAGCCTATGCAGAGGGTTATACTGAAATTGGTAACCGTATGCGTTTAGTACATAGCAATGCTATTGCAAGTACACAAGCACTTCAATCCGTCTTTGATATTTCAATGCGAACAAACCAGTCTGTGAATGCAACTTCAGAGGTGTATCAACGTTTTGCACAAAATGCTAAAGAATTAGGCATTAATCAAGCTCAAGTGGCGAGTTTAACTGAAACAGTTTCAAAAGCCGTAGCTATTTCTGGAGCAAGTACTGCCTCAGCTCAAGCAGCATTAATGCAATTCGGACAGTCATTAGCTAGTGGTATATTTCGAGGACAAGAATTTAACTCGGTAATGGAGCAAACACCGGGGCTTGCGATGGCTATTGCAAAAGGTCTTGGGGTAACGACAGGCGAATTACGGCAAATGGCAAATGATGGCAAGCTCACAATGGATGTAATTATTCCTGCACTTGAGAATGCTAAAGCCAGTGTAGATAAAGATTTTTCAACAAGGGTGCTTACCCTTTCTGCTTCTTTTGAAAACTTAAGAACACAAGCAATAAAATGGGCAGGAGAAGCTAATGAAACAACAGGAGCTGTTAGATTATTATCAGAAGCGGTTGGAGTGGCGTCTGAACATTTTGATTTTCTTGCTAGAAGTATGCTTTATATTGGTGGGGGAGCGATTGCAGGACGATTAGCAAATACAGTACAAATAACTCAACAACAAGCAATAGCTGCAAAAGTAGCTGCAATGAATGCTCAACAGAAAGCAACGGCAGATAAATTAGCCGCTCAATCAACAATGAGTCTGCTACGCGCACAGTTAGAGTTAACTACTGTTGAGAAAGAGCGAGCTATTTTGCACAACCAAATTGCATCACAGAAAAAAGAACTTATCAGATTAACTAATGTTGAAACCGCAGCAACACAGAAACTGACTGTAGCCAAGCGACAAGCCAATTTTATAACTCGGTCATTTAATAGTGTTTTGGGTCTTGTTGGTGGACCTATCGGTCTTGTAACAGGGGCGTTGACTGTTGGAGCTATGGCTCTGTATGAATGGTATGCCAAAACGGAACAAGCCAAATTAGAAAATTTAGATTTTGCAAAAAGTTTGGATGTGACGGCAGAATCATTAAAGCGTCTTGATAATGTACGTCTTGAATCAAGTATGGCTAAAATAAAAGAGGCTATTAAAGAACAGACATTAGAAGTTAGTAAGTTGACTCGGGAATATGATGAGTTATTGCAAAAATCTAAAGTTAAAGGTGTTTGGGCGGTAGATGATTATACTGGAAAAGATATTTATATTGACCAAAGTGGGCTAGCAGATGTTGCTTTAAATAAAGCTCGAATACAACGTGAAAAGTTAAAAGAGGCGGAGGAGCAATTAGCTAAGTCTAAAAAGGATTTAATTGCATTAGAAATTGAATTAGGTAATCGGTTATATGAAACAAACGGTATTTTAGGACAATATGCTCAATATTCAGATACGTTAAGAAACAAAACCTTAGATGCGATATCACCAATAGCACAATTTACAGATGCAATGGCAGGATTAGGTGCTCAAATACATTTAGTTAACCAAGCATCGTAGGGATTTAATCCAAAGATGTTAGTTATTAGAACATCTGAGGTGGCAAAATCTATCGCTAAATCACAAGAAAGTCTTAAATTAAATACGCTTAAAGGAAAAGAACTTGCAGCATATAAAGCTAAACTTGCATTAAGAGATCGTAAAGTTAATGAAGGAGATGCAGGATATAACGAAGCGTATAATGCTGAGTTACAGTATCAAATTAGTACTCTAAATAATAAACATAGTGGTCCTGATTACAAGAAACAATACACCGACCAGTTAACGGATATGCAAAACCGTATTGCACAGCTAAGAGCTGATACTGAGGATATTAAGCTGTTCGGTGAACCTAGCCAGTACCAAGAGTTTAATAAACTACAACAAGACATCACCGCTAATGCAGAAAAATATGTAGCCTATGGTGTGGAAGGTGTAGCGAAATTGAAAGAAATGGCGCGTCAAATTGATAGTGAAACGCAGAAAAAAGCGATTGCACAGTTCGGTATCAATAATAATCAACAGCTGAATGCAATGGAATTTGAATTGAGGTTGTTGGGTAAAACTCGTAAAGAACAGGATTTAATTCAGTATAACCATCAATTAGATCTTGAAGCTGCTCGCCTTAAAATCGGTATGTCAAAAGAGAATGCTGCACAATTAGATGCGGAAATTATCAAGCTAAAAGAGCGTAGAGCTGAAATTGAAAGACAAAAAGAGTTAGCACAGTCTAATTCATTACTAGGTTTGCAAGATGGTTTAAATCAATTTGGTGATGCAGCTAACAATGTCATGGGAAATGTCTCTCAAATTACGCAAAATGCACTTGTGGGTATGTCTGATGCGTTAACAGATTTTGTGTTGACGGGAAAAGCTAATTTTAGAGATTTGGCTCAATCCATTATCAAAGATATTGCTCAAATGACAATGCGGATGTTGGTTTTTAAAGCAGTATCTTCAGCATTTGCTTTATTCTCTGGTGGTGGTAAAGTTGGTGCGGCTGGCGGATATGATGCGTTTGGTCAGCTATTGTATAAAGGCGGTTTGGCTGGTTTTGATGTGGGAGGCTTTACTGGTTTAGGGGGCAAATATACTCCTGCGGGGATTGTCCACAAAGGCGAATATGTTATTACTAAAGAAGCAACAAGCCGTATTGGATTAGATTATTTAAACTATCTGAATTATGGTGGAGCTTTTTCGGGGCGCCGTGGTTTTGCCAATGGTGGCGGTGTCGCCGTGCCGAAAGTGCCTACATTTACACCGAAGCAACAGAACGCTAATATTGATATTAAAGTAATTAATAATGGTGAGCCAATGGATGCGAAAGTTACTCAGAAACAACAAAGAGATCAACTACACGTAACCGTTGAATTGATCCGCAAGATTGCAAAAGAAGAAGTCCGCACAGGAATTATGAATAACTTACGGCCAGGAGGAGTATTTGCATAATGGAAACGTTTAAATGGTGTGTACGTGTCGGTATGCAGATAGATAACCAACCAACGGTAAATGTGGTGAAGTTTGGTGATGGTTATGAACAACGCCAAGCGACAGGTATCAATAGCTTGCTACGAAGTTATCCAGTCGTGATAAGAGCAAAAAGAGGTGAAGAGCATCGAGAAATCGATGCTTTTTTTATGCGTCATAATGCAGTTACGCCATTTTTATTTAATGACCCGTACACAGGACAACAGAAGAAGGTCGTATGTGAAAACTGGAAAGCTACAATGAATGTCAGCACAGTAGAGTTTAGTTGTACGTTTAGAGAGGTGGTTGCATGAGTATCTACGGAACACTACAAGCGTTTGATGCGTCTGCATGGGTTGAGTTGTATGAATTAGACCTAACAAAATTTGGTGACGTGGTTTACCGATTCCATAATGGGATGAGTGAACTCAAGCAGGCGATTATCTGGCAAGGAAATGAATATGCGCCTTACCCAGTACAAGTTGAGGGATTTGCGGTTGATGGCTTAAATCCAGTTAGACCCACAGTGACATTTAGTAACTTAGGCGGTGCAATAACACTTGTGCTTGCAAAACTTAAAGGCATTGAGGGAGCTAAATTTATCCGCAAACGCACAAAAGTGATTTATCTCGATGCGGTGAATTTTGAAAACGGCAATTTAACTGCTGACCCATATGCACATCTACCAGATGATGTGTTTTATATCTCTCAAAAGAAAGAAGAAAACCACTTACAAGTGAGTTTTGAGCTTTTACCTGCGACCGATTTAGAGGGAGTGAAATTACCTCGCCGCCAGATTATTGCGGATTATTGTCAATTCCGATATCGAGGTGAACAGTGTGGCTATACAGGTGGATTACCAACTTGTGGCAAGACGCTAGATGACTGTAAAGCGCATTTTGGTGAATGGAGTGAATTGCCTTTCGGAGGTTTCCCAGCGGTTGCTTATTTGAGGATTTAAACAGATGGATAAACATATCAAAGCTGCAATACAGCACGCAAAAGAGTGTTACCCGCACGAAAGCTGCGGGTTTTTTATTATTAAGAACGGGCGAAAAAAATATATTGCTTGTGAAAATCTTGCCAAAGATGGGCTGGATGAATTTGTAATTGGGGTTGAAGATTACGAAAAAGCCGAGAAACAAGGTGAGATTGTGACTGTTGTTCATTCGCACCCTGATAGTGATTGCTTACCATCTGTTACGGATATAGATGCCCACGCAGTATCGGGGTATGAATGGCTAATTATTGGCGTAAATCAAGATGAGATTGAATTACACACAATGCCCGCCGTAACAAATATAAAGCTATTATTCGGACGGAAATTTATTCACGGCTTAACAGACTGTTATGCGTTCATTCGAGATTACTACAAACAAGAATTAGAGATTGATTTACCTGATTTCACAAGACTAGACGGTTGGTGGAATGAAGGTGGCAACCTTTATCTAGAGAATTTCGCCAAAGCTGGGTTTGTTGAGGTCGAGGACTTACAAGAAAACGATGTCATATTAATGACAATTAGCGCACCAGTGCCAAATCATGGTGCAGTGTATCTTGGTGATGGTGTGATAGGGCAGCATTTGTACGGGCGATTATCAAGTAAGGATATTTATGGACAATATTACAGAAACAGAACAACGCATATCTTGCGATATATTGCGCAAAGTTAAGCTAAGAGGTGAGCTGGGTAAACGTTTTGGCAAAGTACATAAGTTAGCCGTTGATACGCCTGCCGAAGCAATCCGAGCATTATGCGTATTACGAAAAGGATTTCGAGAATTCTTAGAAAAGTCAGAAAAGTACGGCATTCGTTATCGTTTTTTAGTCAAACAGCACGCATTATCTAGTGATGATGCAGACAGTTTTAATATGCAATACGGACGACAAACCGATTTTATCTTAGTGCCAGTATTACAGGGAAGAAAAAGTGGTGGTTTGTTCAATATTATTTTAGGGGCAGCATTGATAGGCTTTTCTTTTTGGAATCCTTTTGGTTGGTCGGCAATAGCGACTTCAGGCTTTTTTGGAAGTGTTGCTCAAATGCCTTTTTTAATGGGAACAGCATTGGTACTAGGTGGCGTATCGCAGATGTTAGCTCCAACGCCAAAAATGGACGGTCCGCAAGAATCGCCAGAGAACAAACCCTCTTATTTATTTAACGGTGCTGTCAATACCACGCAACAAGGACAACCAATTCCCTTATTGTATGGTCGTTTAGCGGTGGGAAGTGCGGTTATATCGGCGAGTTTGACAGATAAAGATATTCCGATAGAAACAGATATAAAATCAACGAATAATTCAACTCTTAATGGGGTATCTTCTAAGTGAGCGAGGTTATAGGACATGCAAATTGTTGGTCGTAAAGGTGGTGGAAAAGGCGGTGGTGGTGGCGGAAGAATACCTGTTGAAGCCCCAGACAGCTTGCGCAGTAAACAGTACGCAAAATTTGTTGAGGTAGTGTCATGTGGGGAAATACAAGGTCCAGTTAATGGTGCTAAGTCAGTTTATTTTGGTGATGTGCCATTACAAGATAGTAACGGAAATTACAACTTTAAAGATGTGGTGATTGAGTGGAGAAACGGTGCAGTTAGACAGTCTAGAACATCAATAGGTAATACGATTGAAACAACCTCAGATGTTAATACAGAAGTAAAACAAACTTATCCGATTGTACGGGTCATTACAGCGGAAGAAGCAGATTTTGCACGTATATCAATTAAAGTACCAAGATTAACTGTGCAGAATAAAGAAAATGGTGATGTTAATGGTACAACAGTTGATTTAAAAGTGGAGTATCAGCCGAATGGTGGTAGTTGGATTGATGCGGGAAATATCACGATTTCGGGGAAAACGACATCAACATATAGCCATACACACTCATTTAATTTATCAGGAAATGCGCCTTGGAATGTACGCGTTACTCGTTTAACACCAGATGCAAATACAGCCACTATCTAAAACCAAACTATTTGGGCAACTTTAACTACAGGTTTTTACGAAAAACTCACTTATCCGAGTACGGCTTATATCGCAGTACAAATTAATGCGGAACAATTTAGTTCTATTCCAACGCGTGCGTATGATTGTAAAGGTATAAAAGTCAGAGTACCGAGTAATTATAACCCAACAACAAGAGCGTACAGTGGTGATTGGAACGGGCAATTTAAGGTTGATTGGACGGATAATCCTGTATGGATTTATTACGATTTAATCACTAACGAGCTGTACGGTGCCGGGGAATATATTAAAGACTCTATGTTAGATAAGTGGTCTTTATATCAAATTGCTCGATATTGCGATGAATTAGTTCCCGATGGTTTTGGTGGTAGGGAACCTCGTTTTGCCTGTAATGTATATCTTCAAACAAGAGAAGAAGCCTATAAATTATTAAAAGACCTTGCTTCAGCGTTTCGTGCGATGAGTTACTGGGCAAGTGGAACGCTTGCTTTAGTACAAGATGCACCGAAAGCCCCAGTGTATCAATTTAATAATACAAACGTTGTTAATGGGACGTTTACTCGTGCGGGAAGCAATATTAAAACGCGACATAATGTTGCTTTAGTGACCTGGAACGACCCAAACAATATGTTTAAACAAGCGGTTGAGTACGTAGAAGATGCAGAAGCGATTGTCAAAATGGGCTATGTATCAGAAACAGAAGTGGTCGCGTTTGGTTGTACGTCAAGAGGGCAAGCAAGGCGTGTAGGGAAATGGTTGTTATTCACCGAACAACATGAGAGTGAAGTTGTAACTTTTAGTGTTGGCCAGGATGGTGTTATTCCTATGCCGGGTGACATTATCCAAGTATCTGATGTCCATCGGGCTGGAGAGCGAATGGGTGGTCGAGTAAAAGACAGCTCAACAACATCAACAATCTTGTTAGATGCAGAGATTACGCTTGAGCAAAATCAACACTATATTATTTGTGTAATTAATCAAGACGGCAAACTTGAACAGCGTAATATCACAAATCGCGGTACAGTATCTAGTATTAATGTAGATGCCGTATTTAGCACGATTGCACAGAATAGCACATGGATTATCTCGAAAGCGGATTTATTACCAGAGCTTTATCGTGTTGTTACCATTGCTGAAAATAGCGATAGTACATTTACGATTAGTGCAGTTGACCACAATCCGTCAAAGTATAACTACATTGAACGAGATTGGGCATTTAATGAACGAGATACAAGCAATCTTACGCTTAATACGGGAGTAAGAGATGTTGTTATTACTGACGAGATATATAAAGGTCTTGGAAATACTGTACTAACACGCATTGTTGTGAGTTATGCACCCGCAACTAGCACTACATCACGCTATCAATTAAGTTATCGTGAGGGTAACGGCAACTGGGTAACATTGCCAATTACCAATGATGCAACAATCGAGATTCCGAATGTTAAAGACGGTGGTAATTATCAAATCAAAATTGATACTGCGAACGTGCTGGGTACATGGACAAAAGCGATAACTACTTATAGCTATAATCCCATTGGTAAACTTAGACCACCAAATGATGTGACAGGGTTGGAGAGTTATGTCTTATCGCAAGAAGGCTGTTTTATTAGCTGGTCAATGGTACCAGATATTGACTTAGACCACTATGAAGTGAGAACGGGGCAATCATTCGAAGCATCAACATTAGTCGCAAAAGTTAAGGCGAATGAGCTTAATACCGGTTTTATCACAAGTACTACACATCGTTTCTGGGTAGTAGCGGTTGATTCGTCAAATGTACACTCTATTAATCCTCAGTTTATTGATGTGGCGATTAACTCAGGTAACGTACCAGAATTAACGGCTGAAATTGTTGGCGAGGAAGTATTGCTGACATGGTCAGAAGTAACTCACAATTCATTTGCTACGGAGATGTATGAAGTTAGACGAAATAACCAAGTCATCGCAACAGTAAAAAGCACATCGTTTAAGTTTAAGGCGGATTATTCAGGCAATGCACAATATTCCGTGACAGCGATTGACTTGGGAGGTAATCGAAGTGAATCGGCAAATGCTGAATTAGTGATTTATCCACCAAATTCCGTGCAAATCTCACAACAAGTGATTGATAACTACGTAATGTTGAAATGGACAAATGCGCGTACATCATTACCGATAGTTTATTACGAACTCTATAAAGGTGATGATTTTGCGACTGCTGAATTACTGACTCGTATTGATGGTTTAGCGTTTCCGCAATTCGAAACTAAAGCAGGACGTTATAAATATTGGGTGCGAGCGGTTGACAGCGCAAGTAATCGTGCGGTTGAGCAATTTATACTCGCAAATGTCAGTGAGCCACCAGATTACGTCCTGAAATACGATTATAACAGCGAGTACGGCGGTACATTTAGTAATGCACGTACTATTGATAACAATCTCCATTTACCAATCAACACGACGCAAACTTGGCGACAACACTATGAGATTAATGGATTTACAAGTCCGCAATCTCAAGTTAATGCTGGATATCCATTGTATCTACAACCAACAGAACAGGTAGGTAGCTACGAGGAGGTTATTGACTACGGCACGATTTTAGCATCAAGCAAAATCACAATTACGCCCAAAGTGATAAGTAGTGGCACTTATAAGATAGCGTATTACATTGCAGTACGAGGAGCAGAAACAGAAGAATGGCGAGAGCATACGGAAGCATCAATTTATGAAACGAAGTTTAGATATTTGAAATTTAGACTTACAGTAACTGAAGTAACAGAGCCTGTCATCATTGATGATATTAATATCAAACTCGATCAAAAAGTAAAAACTGATGGTGGAACAGTGCACGCAAATGCAAATGATACAAACGGAACGTGGGTAGATTTTAGTGTGCCATTTATTGATGCGAGCTTACCAGTACTGACACCACAAGCAACAGTACCAATGTTTGCAGTAAGTGATTTCAAAGATGAGCCATACTCGACGGGCTTTTATGTATTTTTGTTTGATAAAGATGGTAACCGAGCGAGCGGTAACGTTGGCTGGGTAGTGAAAGGAGTATAAATATGGCGGATTATAAAAAACCGACAGTAGATAGTAATTACATTGATTTTGTTGATGAATTGCATCAAGCGGTTAATGCAACCGCGACATGGAATGATGGGGATAATCAGAATATTCCGACTGGGGCGAAGCGATGGAATGATACTAGCAAGATTTTTGAAAAATTTAACGGCACTCAATGGGTGCCGTTGTCATCTAGTTATCATCTGCCTGTTGAATGGAGCAGTATTATTAATAAACCTATTTTTAGCTGGGAAAGTATTGCTAATAAACCATCTTTTAATAGTAGTGTAACAAGTGATTCGGAGCGGGATTTTGCAACGCCGAAAGCGGTTAAAACAGCGTATGACAAAGCTGTGGAAAGTAGTAATACTGCCAATACAGCACAAACAACAGCTAATCAAGCTGTGTCAAAAGCAACAGCAGCGCAAACAACAGCAGATAATGCACAAGCAACTGCTAATAATGCTATTCCAAATAGTAAAAAGTCCTCTAATACTAATTCAGATAGTGAAGATACTGTAGCGACAAGTAATGCAATTAAAAAAGTTTTTGATAAAGTTGTAGAAATGTCAAAAGGTACAATACAAATTGATGCAATGGTAGGGATACCTCTCCCGTACCCACTTGCTATAGTGCCAGATGGTTTCCTCGCGTTTAATGGACAGTCTTTTAATACAAGATTATATCCATTGTTAGCCAAAATATATCCTTCAGGGATTTTGCCTGATTTGCGTGGTGAGTTTATCCGTGGTTGGGATAATGGTCGAGGTGTTGATAGTGGGAGAAATTTATTGGATAACCAGCAGGGAACATTCATGACATTTACATCAGCATCAGAAGATCGATATAGACGAATTTCAGGTATAGGCTTATGGAATGGTGGTAGAACGGCAAAAGAGGGGGCTGAAATATTAAATATGGATACTTTTGATGCCTCACAATTAACTTCTGGATTTCCGGGATATTGGGCGTCTATTAATTATATTGCGCAGGGCGGGCTAAATGGCTCTTGGATTAGCACTACATCACAAAATAATATGGGGTATCAATCAATCTATCTTGGGCAAGCTAGACCGAGAAATATCGCATTTCAATATATCTGTTTAGCAAGATAAAGGAGATTAACAGTGACAATAAAATTTGATGAACAAGGATTTGCATTAGAAAGTGGAATGGTTACTGTCTATGTTACGGATAGTAATGGGCATTATTCTCACAGCGAAGAACAATTTGTAAGCATAGGTTGTAGTTTATCAGCGAATGCTTATCTTGAAAAACCATTAGAGAATAAAGAAAATTTTGTAATTCGCCGAGTCGCAAATAGTTGGGAATATGTCGAAGATCACAGAGGAAAGACATATTATTCTATTATAACAGGTGAGAAAGTGGAAATTAGTGATGTAGGCAAAGTTTCTGAAAATCTAACAGTGCTTGAACCGATGAACTGTCCGTGTAAATGGAATGGTGAAAATTGGGTGATTGACGAAGAAAAACAAGCTGAACTATTAGCGACACAGCAAGCTGAAATATGGGAACGTATCAAAGAATATAGATATAATCGTGGTCTAGGCGGTGTATATATAAAAAGCGTTGATAGATGGTTTCAGACAGGCGAAGAAGAGAAAACCAAGTA